ATATAAGGTATATGCCTCTTTATTTTATTAAAAGGATTATTTAGAGCTTTATGTCTAAAAACTTCTACTTTTTCTTCTCGTTTTTCTTTTTCTTGTCTTCTAACTTCATCTCTTAATCTGGCTCTTTGATTTATTACGTCTGCCTTTTTTTGTTCTTTGATCTGTTCCTTAGTATCTACTGAATGATGATGCTTAACCCCACCACCAGTGTCAGTGCCTCCATGTTTAGCTGTTCCCATAGCACCTTTACCCATTGCCGCCGCTGATTTTCTAGCATCATCACCACGATATCCTGGTCTCCCTGGTCCTGATTTAACTAGCTGTGATATCCCACCACTATTTTTTTCAATTCTACTTCCATAGGTATCCGCCCAGTCTCTTGCGATTTCTGGTTCGTTCGCCCATAGGTATCTTCTTTGCTTTTCTGATTGGAAAGGCATTACGGTCTTCCTCTTAAAGTCTCGATTCCTATTTGTTCTTCTCTTGGATCTCTGGGTTTTCTAAATTGTGGAACAACCCTTTCGAAAGCTTCTTCTTTTGATAATCCAAACTCACTCATTAAAAGTTGTATCTTTTTCATAAGTGCCGATTCATCAGTTTCACCCATACTTGAATACGCCTCAATTGCTGGAGATGAGTGTGGACCACCACCTTGATACAAACCTATTCTTCCACCATGCGCTGCACCCATAGGTACCCCATAAGCATCTTCAACTTCTTGATCAGTTGTAGCTCGATCCATAATACCAGGAGAACCTTGATTAGGTCCGAGGCTCCCGATTCCTTGTTGTGCTTCGTCCTGTTGCATTTGCTGTAGGATTTGTTTCCAAATTCCACTTTGAAAAAACTGTTCAAAGCTTTGAAACTGACCTTGTTGTTCAGGACTTAGAGCTTCCCATATCTGTTGAGCAATCATCTGTTCTTGTTGATGCTGTGGAGAAGCTTGAGGACCCTCATTCCCTGTATATTTAATAGAAGGAGCGTCTGTTTGTAATTGTTCTGAAATGTTAATATCTGTTATAGCCATATTTATCCGTATATTTAATGTTAAAGAGCAGGTATTTTTCCTGGGTTTATTATACTACTTTGTTTTTGAAAACAAATCAAGAGCTGGCATGATTACTCTGACATCTCTTTGCACATCTTCCTCTGGAATATTGGCAGCTTTTAAAGCTGCTTCATCCTTATATTTCTCCCCTGTTTTCTTGTTAGAAATAGTTGTGATTATTTCTTTGGGTTCTATTACTTTCATTATGTTGTTACCTCTTTTTTAATGTTTAGATAGCTAACTCCAAAATCAAAAGAGTCTGCGCTACCTGCTTTAATGGTAAGGGTCGTACCCCCTACTACTATTAACGGTTGGGTTAATAATTCTACTGTTGTATTTGCTGTTAAAGCTGCTGATTTAATAGCTGTAAAAGCATTATTAGTAACGGTTACACTGGGTGTTCCTTCAGAAGTAACCAGTATAGATTTAATAATATAGGTTTCACTAACTAAAGGATTACCCGCACCAAAAGGATTAAGCTCCGCATTGGTAGTATCATTATCTATTCCTACAAAGTCGTATTGGTTTACTACTGCCATTATTCTAAAAAGAAGGCTTTAGCTTCTATCTCCTGTTTTAATTCCTCTTGAAAGGTAGTGTTTAATTTTTCTAATACAGCATCTAAATCCCTTACTAAAGAGTGTGCTACGTCTGCATTATAGTCATCGCTTGCTCTGGTTAATGATTGAACTATCTTGGCCATTATCTTCTTCCTCCTGCATGTACATCTAATCTAAAAGTTCCTAATTTCCAATTAGAATCTATCGCCGTGTTAGATATCTTTACTGCAACCGATCTACCTCTTGCCCTACACGATTGATAATTAGTGCTCGAAGTAATAGTAAAAGGTCCTAGGGTAGAGCTCGCTGCTGTTTGATTAGGGAAATTCCTTAAATCTAATTCAACTATTGTATTGCCAGCTTGAGTTATAAAGTCTGGTAAAAATCTACTGACTCTCATTATAAATTCTCCATCTCCTCTGAATGTAATTCCTTGTCTTTGATCTTGAGTAATATCAAAATCTCCAGATAATATATTAGCTGCAATAGCGCTGGTCGTTCCACCTTTAACTTGATTCACTCCTGTTTCATGTTCATAATAAATTGAAGTTCCATCCGTGTTTCCTACTGTATCACAGGTATCAGTACCTGCATCATAGGCTGTTGCATGAGGTAAGCCAAAGATAGCAGAATCTATCCACGTACTTCGTGGAAAAGTTGAGCTGGCGTTCGTAAACCAAATAGGTCTCGACGGAGTTGAATCTAGATAACTATAAACTACACATCTATTAACCACATTGGAATCGGCCGTTGGATAAAACCACATCACCTCTCCAAACAGGTTATTAATTCCACAATAAATAAATTGATTTGAAGTTGTGTTAAGATCATCATAAACATAGTCTTCAACCAAACAGTCCATCGATTCTAGTTTACCAGTAAATCTAAAGAAACCATTATCAGACATCCAGTACGCAGCACCATCCACTTCGACAGATGCATTCTTTCCTATCAATCCACAGTTCGTTCCCACTTGTTCATAGGCGAAAGTAAAAGGAGTTCCAACAAATCTCATAGTAAATAATGAAGTATCGGTCCATACATAAATTGCATTTCTACCGAGCTTAGCTCCCATGATCCGTGAGCCGGCAGCCAGTCTTTGTGTGCCAGCACTATTGACTGCGGTAGGTGCCCAGTCAGTTATATCCTCTTGGTTAGAGAATCTTATAAACATATCATCTTGAGTACTTGGTGTACCAATGGTTGTTTCTGTTCCACATAAAACTAAGTGACGATCGGGAGTCGAGACTAACATATCTCTAGACGCTGTTGGTGCACCAGAAATAATAGTAGCTCTGGTTGCTGTTGCATTAGAGGCATCTGCATCCCATTCAAATACAGCACTATTACAAATTAAAGCAATAAGGGTTGATCCTAAGTTATCCAAGGACCATAAACCAGGTTCTGCAACTTTGTCCGTAGTTGCTGCAGCTTGACCCCATGCAGCATAGTCACTATAATTAGTAACCGTTGCTCCATCAGAATGAGCGGCTCTTGTTGTTCCTCTTGCAGCTCTACTTATTCCTGTTAGATTACTTCCTGAAACTCCCGTGTAAGAAATTTCTTCTGTGCCTACTAAAATATAATTTGTACCCGTAGTTGGAAATCCAGTAACCGAATCTAAAGTAATGCTTGTTCCTGATCCTCCGGTTCCATAAACATCGTCTCCTAAGGCTCCATCTAAAGTTGTCGTTTGAGGATTGGTTACACTACCTCCCCATTGTGATATTCCATATCCATAAACTCCAACCTGTTCAGCTGGGCCTACTGGGTAATACCATTTAACAGAACAGTCTCCATCCGTAGCGGTTGCGCTGGCATTGGAGCCCATAGTAATAGTAACTGAAGTAGAATTTACTACTTCAGTTATCATAAAAGTTTTATCGTCAAAATCAGAAGCTGAATAACCTGAGCCTGTAGGAATGGTAACATTTTCAAGAAATAAAATATCTCCTGCTGTCATTCCAGCAGTTGTAGATAAAGTAATGGTAAGAATAGCAGAGCCTGAAGTAGAAGCGAGCTTGTCTGTTAAGGCTCCAAAGTCAGTTTTAATTGGATGTATGTCATAATACACCCCGCCAGAATATGCATATAAAATTCTATTGGTTCCAATGATGCCATATTTAATACCATCTTTGTTGACCATTTGATGAAGAGCTCGAGCAGCTCCACACAAAGCTTGGTCTCCTAATTGAGACCATCCTCCTATTTTTTCAGGAGTGCCATATCTAAAACGAACATTTTCACCATCCGTCCATTGAGCTTCGGCTCCTGTTGGAGTAATTTGTTTATTGAATCCTGGTAAAAACCCTATTTTTTGTAACATAGAATACCTACTATATATGCTTTTTAAATTTTTGGTAATACTATAATCGACTCTAACTTGTATGTAAATTGCTTTTATAAGAAGAGGGTAGTCCTAAATGAGGTCGTGTGTCGTATTTATTTTTTTTAGCATCAGGACCTTCTGCATTATTGTAATGTAAAAAGACTTGACCACAATTTTCTCCTGGAAATTCTGCTCTCCAATGTTCTAATAATTCTCCTTTATAAATTAACATGTCTCCTGGATTTAAATCTATTTGAATACCTGCTTTACCTACTTCACCCGAAGGCTCTAAATATATAGGCCAAGGATCTCCTCCTAGATTTAAAGTAGTAGAAATTTCACAACTAAATCTATCTTTATGTCTCTTAAGAACATCTCCTTTTTTATAAATCCTTGCATAGGAGTAAGTTTCATATAATTTTAATCCTGTTTCTTTTTCCATTAAAGGTTTAAGTTCTGCAAGCAAAGTATCCATGGCGACATCTCCATAGGCACAATAAGTATTTGGAACCTGTGCATCATTCCATCCACCCCAATCTACATTATAAGGTGAGATATGTTTTTCATCCAGAAGAGTTTTTGCAGCAGTTCTTTTTAATAAAAAATATTTATAAATAAAACCCGACAACTCCGTGGATAGTGCATTTCTAAGTACAGCATATTTATTTTTTTTAAAACTCATCTTTTCTCCTATCTAAATGGGGCTCCTAGATTCCACACTACTAATGAATATCTGATTCCATCCGTTACTGGTTTTACTCGGTGCCATATAAAAGAAGGAAAAACAATAATAGAACCCTTCTTTAATGATGGTGGTTCCCATAACTCATCTCCTTCTTCTTGCATTTTGTTTTTGAATTGAAGATCTCCTCCTTTGTAGTCGGAAGGATCGGACAACAAAACAGACACTGAAAGTTTTCTTGTCTTGCCATTATAATTTATATTATTATGTTCTCTATATTCTTTAGCCCAACTATCAGTATGCCACCCATAATACTGACCTGTTTTATATTTTGTAAATTGACATGCTTCTGACCAAGTCCAGTCAAAATTCCAACCAGCATTTCTGTTAGCTCCGTGAACATAGGGATGTATTTCTTTATAGATCCAAGGATCGCTTAACCAAACAACACGAGAATCCCTTTTCTTTTTTAAATTTTTAATATCCGTTTCATTTAAAGGAATGCC